CAGCCTCAGCACCGGTAGGGATTCCCTCGCCGATAGAGTGAATAGAAATAAGACCGTTGGTTTCGAGTACAGCCTTAACAGAGTTAACACCCCACTGCGAACCAGTCGTGCTCAAGATAGAGGTAGACGTAGCATCGAGGCGGAAGTTAATGTCAACGTCCGTCATGTCAACACCACCGTCAAGGCCAATCACATTAGCGTTAGCGTTAATGTAGTCGACTGCTTCCTGTGCATCGGTAAACGAGTTACCGTCAGCGTCAGCAAAGTCAGTGTAGAGAACGTTGTAGAACTCGTACTGAATCTCTGGCTCGTTAGCAGAGCGGATGTCGTTGATAATGTGGAACCGGCCAGTATCGTCCGACAACTCGGCAGACAGACAAGCGTTCCAGTAGGCGGGGTTAGAGGAACCGATAAACGTAATGCAGTTACCCTCGTTGTTTCGTGTGATTCTAATAGCCATGATTAGCGAATAACAGAGATTAGTGTAGACAGCGGCTGAATGAGAATCTCATTGTTGCAGCGGATAGCCGGCAGGAAGCGGGCATTTAAGTCTTCTGCAGAGGCCACGTAAGCAGACATCTCTACACGATTCAAGAACACCTGACCCTGCGTACCCGTACCGTAGTAGATAGGCTGCGTAGTGAGAGGGAACGTAAACGTGACGTCGTCGTCTGTGTCGCGGGTAGACCAGATAAGGCCAACCTCTAGCGTTGAGTTTGCAATCTGTGGGATTGCGTTAAAGGAGAAGCGGACCTTAATGAGGTCGCCAACTTGTCCTTCGGTGATGTCATAAGAGCCGGTGGCTGCGGTGTACTGCAAGTCACCTGTAGTAACTGCGTCGTTCCACGTAGTGTCAGCCTCACCGAACTCAATCAAGTTTGTGAAACCAGACGGCATGTGCTGCCCACCAAACAAACCCTTAGTCTGGTCAAACACGTCAGGCTCCGTAATAGGGAAGTAAGCGGAGTCGTTAGTTTCTTGACGGGTGCGGTCGAAACCAAACCGGAGCCAAGTGCCTGCGTCAGCCTGAGCGTTTGAGTATTGTACGTTTGAACCGAGGTCATCTGCACCACTTTGTCCAGTAGCACGGTCAGTAAATCCGCCTGTAAATTCGTAACCAGTTTTAGAAAGTCCTTCACTACCGACGCCGCCGGCAATAAGGTCTCGCATCAACTCGGCTTCTCTAGCGTCGTCAAAGTATATCGGTTTCCCGTTATACATGACTTTAGAGCTTCTATTTCTTGCCATGTGATAAATATTTATGGGGTGCCCCCCGTTGCATGCATCCCATAAAGATACAGCAAAAAGGGCCGCCACACAAGTGACAGCCCCTTTCCCAATTATTTATATTGGACTTTCAGCTCTAATCAAGAAAACGCCTTGAGCTTTGCTTTGATGTCCAACAGCATAGAGCTGTTCTTCTTCATACCGAGGAAGCGGATAGTCTGGTCCATGTCTTCTCCGAGCACTTCGTCTCCGAACAGGAACATGTTACCGCTCTTACGCAGCACACCGGCCTCAACGCAATCCCAGATAAGGGCAACCGTCTCGAGGTTCTTGTCAGTACACACGCGGATAAACTCTGCGTAGTTCTCTTCAAGCTTAGACTCGAGGGCGAGCTCAATAGCAGCTGCGTCCATTCCGTCAGTACGGGTACCGAAAGCCTTGAGAACCAACACGCTACGTGCTTCGTCGTCAGACAACAGGATGAGTTGCTTGAATGCGTCCTTACGGAGGCGAGTACCAGCAGTCTTAGCAGCCTTCTCCTTCTGTGGGTCAGAGATGTAGTAACGGCCCTTGGAAGAATTCTCGACATTAGACACGTGCGGGTGGGCGCTAACGAACTTGAACTTGATGTAGTCCATAACGTTAATAGGGTTGCCCTCCTCGTCAACGGCAATGTTCAATTCAACACCGGTCTGGGGGACATCAACGGTAAGGTTCGCGTAGAACTTCTTAACCTCTTTGTTCCAGCCTGCTTCCGTAGGGGAGATACCAAGTACTTCGGGGAGCCACTTCTTCTGCTCAGTGATGGTAAGACCCTTAAGGATGTCACCACCTTTCAAATATACGGAGCCAATGCGACGCTTAGCTTCAACGTAAATATCGTCCGGAAGATTAGTCGTGTTCGGACGACGGTAAATAAATACTGTCTTGTTCATAATAAGATTCTGTGTAGGAGCGCCATTAAGCGGCTAACTCATTCTATGTGGACTAAGATACTACAATAACGCTTAACTACCAAATATGACAAAGAAAAAGGGCCACCCGTAGTGGGCAGCCCTTTCTCGTAGCTTATGCGCTAGGTATTAGCTAGCAACGCACTCAAGGTGCAAGCAGTTCGTGGCACGACGAATGCTGATACCACTTTCCTTGAGGAAGTGAACGGCAGAACCGTCAACGTCCGTAGCGCGGAGAGCGTTACCACCGAATCCGGGAGGCACGCTAGCACCGGCAACAGCCCAACGCATGAGCTCACGGCCCTTACGCGTCACCATTGCAACGTTGTTTTCTCCGTCATAGACAGACATGTCGAGGAACACCATACGGTAAGACTCCATTGGGAGACCCGTAACAGGGTGACGCTCAGAAGCCAAGGCACGAGCACCGTGGTCGAACAAAGGCAAGTGGCGAACCGTTACCGTGTGACCGTCGATGTGCTGGTACTGGGTGAAGAATCCACCGAGGCTCAAGTTACGACCGGAACCGCTCACGAAAGATGCGGGGTCGGTGTTCTTGATGTAAGCGCCCGTAGACACCTCTTCCTTCATGGCGTTGTCGAACTCCTCCATACCACCGAGACCGGTGAAGAGAACGATGTTCATCTGAGCAGCGTCAGAAGCTCCATAGAGAGCGTCACGCACAACAGACTTGAGCTTGGCAGCCGTCAACGTAGAGTAAGTGTCCACGTTAGGAATCTGCTCGAGCACACCGGAACCGAGAGGCACAGGCTTGCCGTTCTCATCAGTCTGGTGAATCACACCGTTAGAGTCGCGGTTGTACTTAGAGTACCACATAGCGAGCTCGCACTCCTCCTTCCAACGGAGCATGTGCTGGTACTCTTCGAAGTCGTACCACAGGTTGGTCGTGCGACCACCAACGTTGAACTCAAAGTTCACAACGCGGTCAGGCATGTTGCCCTCGTAGCGGTAAGACTTACGCAACAGAGAAATCTGGTTGCGCATCTTGGACGGAGCCACCCAGTTGCTCTCCGTTCCACGGCTTCCGGAGAAGGCGTTAGCGGCGAACAGTTGAACAGCGAGGATTCCAGCGAGGTCGGAGCTAGACACCGTAGCGCTAGAGTCAGACGTAACGAGCTGGACAGGGTAAGAGAAACCACCGGCAGCAGCCGTGGGGTCACCCGTGATACGCAACTGCGTGTTGTTGGAATCACCGAATTCGATGACGTAGTTCTTGTTGAACCAACGCTCAGCGAAAGTAACGGTACCACCAGCGACAGAGATGTCAGTGTTGGCGACAGCAGCAACAGACTTGTTGATACGGCCCATCACTGGGTAATCGTACTCAATGTCGTTGATGTACTTGACGTTGCCCAATCCTTCGGTCAAGAAAGACAGTGGGAAACGCTTGTCCTCACGACCGCTCAGGTGCGTGATGACGGGGGACAGAACGTCCGGTTGGGTCAGCAGAGCATTGGCCAACGAGTTCTCGTCGGTCATCCCCTCGCTGTTGAAGGTATCCTCATAGAGGCGCAGCTTCTTAAGGTTATCAGCCATTGTATTGAATGGTTAGATGGTTTAATGTGCTCACAGCAAATCCTTCAGTGAAGGAATCGTGTTAGCTTTCGTCGTGCCCGACTTAGTGCGGGACTTCATTCTGCTGCCCGCACTCGGAGCAGTAGCAAGTTTAGACTTAAGAGAGGACACCTTCTGTGTAGACGCCGCGTTCGTCGCCAACTTCTTCAGGTCAAACCCTTGATAGAGAAGATACTCCACTGCAAGGGCAGTCTCTTGGTCAATATTCTGACGGTCCAAATCACGCTGCGTAGCTCCGTTGTCGTTCACTGGAGTAGTCATCCAGTCGTAGAACTTACCCCGGCTGCGCGTTGGGATTTGCAAACCTTTCAAATTTCCAGCGTTGATGGTTTCCTGCACGGAGGCCCAGTAAGCCTCAGCTTCAGCACGCTGCGTAGCGGCTTCCTGCTGTTGGCGAGCAAGGAGTTGCTCTTTCTGGCTAGCTTGGTTCCGACGGAGCTGCTGCAAGTAGATGCTTGCGTTGTCCTTCAGAATACCAGCGTCCTCATAGCTCTCAACCATGCGAGAGATGTCGTCGTCACCAAAGCCTGCTGCACGCATTCCGTCAACAACTACACGCTTTTGCACTGCGACATTATCGTCGATAGCAACATCGTTGTAGTTCATCTCGGCGCGTTGTGCTTCGAAGTACTTGAGCGGGTCACCATTGTTGGCGCGGTACTCAAAGTATTCCTGCACGTCCGGCATTTGGGCGAACACTTTCTCCAACTGCTCGTTAGCAATCTGGGTAGCGACTGTGTTAGTGTATTCAGCAAGGCCGTCGTAGTCCTCAGAGAAATCACCTTCGACTTCGTAACCGAGCTTAGCGCCCAGCGTAGCAAACATACCTGCATCTTCGATGCTAGGTTCAGCTGCGTCTGCAACTGGTTCAGCTACGGTCTCCTCAACGGTCTCATTGACTTCGTCTTCGGTGACTTCGGTGGTGGTCTCTTCTGTAGGTACTTCGGTCGTTGCTTCTTCTACAACTTCTTCAGTCTGGTCTGCAGCCTCAACAGGCTCTGCAGCTTCCGGGGTGGTGGGTGCCGTGGTGTCCGGCGCGCTGTCATTCAGCCAATCGACAGACCCGAGGTCTCCGATTCCCAATCCTTTGTTCTCTGACATTGTTCTGTAAATTTAATACCCCCAGCCCATATATCCAAGGACTGGGGGCAATTTAATTCTATTCGACTTTTACTCGTCGGTCTTTCCGTCGTTATCGTGGTCGGTATCCTTAGACACCGCGTTGATAGTAGCGACTTGAATCTTTGCATCGCGGTCAAGCTGATTCTGCTCGGCCTCAAAGTCCTGCTCCTGCTGCAGTTTCTGCATTTCAGCCATAGCCTGCTGCTCTTGGATTTGCGACTGCATCTGGTTAGTCTGCTGCTGGAGAGCTTCTTGCTTCTTCTCTACCGCATTGGCCAACTGCTTAATGTGGGCAAAGTTATCGGAGTCAAGAATCTCAGCAATAGTGCCGGGGCCGGTGCCGTTCTGTGCGAATGACATAGCCATCTGACGCATGGTGCGCAGCTTCTCGTTTTCCTTGGTAGAGTTCTTAGCGAAGATACCGAACTCAGACTCACCGTACTCAGCACCCTCGATGTCGAGCCATGCGTTACGGTAGTCGTCCGTGATGTACTGAATCTTCTTGCCTCCACGGTAAGCGTGCTTAGACACGTCAAGCAATCCCTGCATCTCCTTCTGCTCGAACTTCTCGAACTTACGGAAGATTTCCTCGGTCATTGCCGTGGACTGTGCGATACTGGACTCAGTAGTACCAGCACCATCGGCTGCAGTAATCTGCCCCTTACGCTGGCGGCTGATGCCCAAGAGCTCTTCCCACTCCTGCTTAATGGACTGGAGGAGCTGCATCTGGGCTGCAATGTATTGCCCCAGCGACATGTCCAATACTTGGTACTGGTTAAAGGAGACACGCTCATTGTTCTTACCCTCTGCAGTAGAGTCAATAAACGCGAAGCCCATTGCATCTGCATAGTACATGAACTTCTCCTCGTCCCAGCCATGCCGCTTGGGGATGGTATTCATTTCAATCAAGGCAATCTTGTCCTTGTTCTTAGCAATCGTAAGCTCCATACGGTAGTGGAACACGTTGTAGAGAATCTGGTAAGGCATGCCCATAGACACGATGCTCACGTTCTCTGCGTGACGGTTGCTGTAGGCGCGGCCATTGTACGGCAGCTTGCACTTAGACACGTTGTTCATGCCTGAGCGTTGCGCCTCGATAGGCTCGATACCCACGTAGATGTCACCGTCAATACGGTAACCTTCCCACACCTCGTTAATCCAGTACCACTCAATCGCTTCTCCTGCCTCCTTGTCAATCTTGTAGGAATCATCAACCATGAGTTCTTGATTGATTCCAAACTCGTCAACGTAGGTAAGGATGCCGACCTTCTTAAAAGACTTCCATGCGACGTGCATCACTTCGACGAAACGCTCATCATCACCGAAGTTCTCTTCGATGCGCTGGAGGAATGGGATGGAGAACGAGCCACTGCGATTGCGGTGGGGGCTCTCAACCTGAGCGACTTCCTTGTCGGTAAGGAGGTCGTAGAACTGGTCGATAACAGCATTGCTGCTCATCAACTGACGGCGCACGCACCAGTCACCGTCCTCGACAAACTCGACGCCCGGAGACTTGCTGTAGTCGATGTCAAGAGGAGACACTATGTCATACTCTACATCGTCCATGCACACGCCCTTATAGCTATACACGTAACCGGACACCAGCCAGTCGAAGAATGCTTGCTGCATCTTGTCTGGGATGTCAAGGTAGTCACGAAGATAGTTGATAACCTGCTGACCCACGATAGCACGCGCGTCTTGATAGCTGGTATCCATGTACTTAGAAACCTGCTCAGGGGTCTTAGCCTCCTCGTCCATCATACCAGTGTCAACACCCATAGCGTTGAGCTCGTTAATGAACATCTGTTGGAGGTTACTCAGAACCTGCTTCTTCTTCTCCTCTTCCATACGGCTAACAGCATCCGGATTGGTAACCGTCACCTGATAGTTAGAGGGCCTGTTAGACTTCTCACCGAGGAGCAAGTCGACGACAGGCTTAATGATGTTGTAGTTACGCAGCTTAGCAGGGAAGTTACGCTTCTTACCAGCCTGACTGTTGTAAGGATTGGTTACGTAGTTATAGTCCTGCTCTGCGAGGTTGCCGTTGTACGTTTCGTAGAACTTGAGCAGCTCGCTCTTGCTAGATTGTACAAAGGTTGATTGATTGATGAACCCTTCAATGGATTCCTTACCCCACTTCTTGGTCTTCTTAGACCGCTTAAGCTTTTGCTTAGGGATGTGATTCTTGCTTAGTTCGCTCATGTCTTACACAAAAAAGTCTCGGCCGAAGAATGAGTCCCGCCCATCATCTAGGGGGTCCTGC